ATTGTTGCTGAGAGTGGTAATGATGGTTTTATGCGCCATGCAAGTGCAGATGCCGTTAGAAGTTTTATCAATGTTGCCAACGGCGCTAACAACTACAGCTTGCCAGCAACACCCTCTGTAACGGGCGTCAACATTGGCTCTCAAGTAAATCTTGCAGAGAGTGCAGACCGTGCAGACTTACTACAGATCACATCGTCAACTTCTGGCTGGGCTGGCTTACAAATTCGTAACAGCTCAAACGAGGGACGCTGGTCATTTATGACCGATGGTGCAACGGCTGGTTTTTATGATGATGAAAACAACGAATGGGCTGTGCAGATGCAAGAAAACGGTGGAGTTACGCTCTACCACAATAATGTCGCTAACTTTACAACTGGCGCAACCTACATGGAAATGGCTCGCCACCTAGACCTCAACAACAACGACATCTACGGTGTAGATCAGATATTCCACCACGGTGACACCAACACCTATATGCAGTTCCATGCTGCAGACCAGTGGCGTGTTGTTGTCGGCGGGTCAGAGCGGTTAGAGGTTAAAAACTCATCACCGCACGTACTTGTAACAGGTGACTTGAACAGCACTTCTGATATACGTTTGAAGGATGACATTAAGCCTATTGAGAATGCACTCTCTGACGTGTGCAAGCTTGAGGGTGTATCTTTCAACTGGAAGGACACTGGCACCAAGGCGACAGGGTTTATTGCTCAACAAGTTGAACCTATTCTGCCTGATCTCGTAAGTACAAGCGAGGATGATGGCATTAAATCTGTCAACTACATTGGTCTTATTGGACACTTAGTAGAGGCAATCAAAGAACAACAAGCTCAAATTAATGAGCTTAAACAAAAACTTAACAGCTAATAGTTCGAAAGGAGAACGAAGATGGCTATACAAGTAGGCGGTACAACCGTCATAAACGACAGTAGGCAGTTGCAGAATATTGCGTCCATTGATAGTGCAACTAGTGCCATTATTTCGTCAGCGGCAAACGGCGTAAATGACTATTATGACTTCACTACCACAAGTCTATCGCCAACCGTAGATGGCGGCTCAAGCCCCTACGTTGGGTTTCAAAGCACAACTACATATCCAGCAGGGGCCTACGAAATAGCTTTAGGGGAAGGTGGTCCAGGTTCCCCTTGGTGGAGTGTTACTACTAGCTCTAGGTCAAAGCTCCCCGGCCCCAACGATTATTTCGGCCAAGCAGTTGCCATTTGTGCTAAAATTGGTAGCGGTTACTATCCGTTGCGCTATTACGAAACTCTTGCTGACTCTGCTTCAACTGATTACTTTCCCTCTCTAATTAGTAGTTATTTTAACAATCCTAATAATAATCTGGTATTTACTATGACTTCATCATTCTCCATCGCCTTGTGTTTTGGCACATACTCTTTTACCCCCCAGAGCATATCTTCGCCAATAACTGCTTGGGGGAATAGGGGGTCATACAAAATAGACTCAGGTAGTAGTTTTGGCTGGGTAATAAGGGATGCATACGCTGCATCTGGTCCAACATCGTAGGGGTTTAACATGACAACAGATCAAAAAGCATTGGCATTTTTTATCTCGCAAGAGCGTAGCACAAGAGATGGCCTACTAAAAGAAACTGACTTGTGGGGTTTAGCTGACTATCCAGCATCTCAGGCGCAGCTAGATTACCGTCAAGCTCTGCGTGATATTTCGGACCAAGCTGGCTTCCCAAACAGCATCACATGGCCGACTAAGCCTGAGTAATAGCCGCATAATAATAATATTAGCTTAGTACCTTTTAATAATTCAAATAAGGACTTTTAATGTCAAAAAGAAAATCTCGTTATGCTCACAAAAACAATGTACATCGTATTGGTTTCCATGTAATTCCTAAGAATGAAAAACAAGATAAGCTTATACGATCTATAAAAGTTTATCCTATTACAATTACTATAGGTTGCGCGGGTACGGGTAAGACTTACTGTAGTGCAGGAACTGTAGCTTCTTTATACCAACAAGGTAAATACAAAAAGATTGTAGTTACTAGGGCAAACGTACCTACTGGTAAAAGCCTTGGTCATTTCCCCGGAACTATACAGGAAAAGATGACACCGTGGTTAATACCGATGCTAGAAGTTTTTGAGGAAGCCTTTGGTAAAGAAAAGTATAAATATATGCTAAACAAAGGTGAGGTTGAAATTCAACCCATTGAAACCATTCGAGGCCGTTCTTATAAAGACGCTTTAGTATTGGTTGACGAGGCACAAAACTTATCTATAGATGAACTAAAAGCAATAAGCACAAGACTAGGTGAGAACTCTAAACTTATTTTAATGGGTGATCCTGCCCAGTCAGATGTTAAACAAGGTGAAGATCTTCTTAGATTTTGTAAAATCATTAAAAAGGTTGGCATTTCTTTACCTGTTATTGAGTTCTCTGTAGATGATATTGTTAGAAGTGATATTGTTGCAGACCTAGTAAGGGTGTTTATATCAGAAAAACTATAGAGAATGACATGGAAAAGTATTATACAGAAGAAGAAAGAATTATCGCGCTAGATAAGGCGAAAAAAGAATTAAACTCTAGAAAGAGCCAAGAAATTTGGGGCTATAATGATTGTTGGCAATTTGTAGTTGAGTACGATAAAGCCTTAAGTGGTGATAACTCTAAGCTACAAAATTTAGACCTTAATTATGATAGCCCCGTTTCTTGGGAAATTCAAATAAAAAAATTATTTAGAAATTACGAGGTTTTTGCAAGCTACACTAATTATGAGATTGTTAAAAACAAAAAACCCAAAACTGGCGATGTTGCTTATCAGATTATGAATGACGGAAATATCTCCGCTTTAATAGCTGACAAAAGCCATTGGGTAACAGCAACAGGCGATAACGGTGTTATAAGGGCAGCTCAGAAAATGTTCTTAGAGCGATACTTGCCGCTAATCGTCAGGCCAATTAGGGATTAAATTATGGCAGTTTATTTTTATAAAAATTCGGAAATTCTAGCGCCGTTTAGTATTGTTTCTAACGAACCTATGTTTGATATGACGACAATATCTTTGAAGACTAGACGAGCAACACAAGGGCATCAACGTTGGGAGTTGAGTTTTAGTACGCAACCCACCGATAATGATGTCGAAGATGCCTTATTAAGTAGTATTGATAATCTTAATTCAGAGACTATGGTTATGCCTCAGTTGACTTCAGTAGAGAAGCGATTTAGCTTAACAGGAGTAGTTGCTCTTTCATCTACAGCATCGGCTAATAGTACTTCTGTTATTGTGGCAAATACAGCAAGTAATAACGGCATTATTCCAAAAGGTTATTTTATAAAGTTTTCCACATCAGATAAAATTCACGTAGTAACAGCAGATGCAGACGTAAGCGCTGAGACGGGCACAACAACAGTATCTATTTATCCAAAGTTAATTTCTGAAGTTACTAGCGGAAGCAACATATTAACAGGGGCTAGTGTTGCTTTTTCTTATTATAAAGACATAAACAATCAAACAGGTATTACTTATACCGATGGTGTTTTAGCAAACCCCGGCACTATTACTTTGTTAGAGGCGGTGTAACATGAGAACTTTTTCTAGTGCTGTACAGTCCTTGATTGATAGTGGCAATATAGAATACTTCTTTCTGATTACCTTGGAATTTAATAATACTTATAGGTTTACAAGCTATAGGACTAATTTAGAGTTTCCCCCAAATTCGGGAAATATTTACACCGCAGATGGTGGTTTATTTGAAATAGATGAACCTAGATTTTCTTCTGTAGTTGATAGAGAGGCCTATCGTATTGTTCTTGCTGAAGAGCTAGACGAAATGTTTGCAGAATTTGAGGCTAATGTCGTGGGTAAGCCAATTGATGTGAAAGTAGGATTTGTTAGCAATAACGTTCCTTTGCTTAGTGAAGCGGATGTTGTATCAATATACAGAGGTAGAGCAGATAGCCCTTCTATATCTAATGATTGGGAAGAAAAGCTAGCAATTATTGAAGGTACTTCTCCCATGGCAGATCTTGATGCAGTAAACGTTAGATTTACCTCCAAAGATGGTATGGACCAAGTCAGCACTACTGACACATCTTTTGATGAGATATATGGTAACAGAGAAATAACTTTAAAGTGGGGTAAAATATAATGGGTTTAAAATTATTCCTTAGAGTACTTACAACCATTATTTCTATTTCTTATCAGCAAAGACAAATGGCAAAAATGCGTGCTGAAAATGAACGCAGAAGAGCAGAAGCTGAAGCCGCTGCAGATAAGCGCAAAGGATTTATTTTTACTATAAGCGGGGAAGCAGCCCCATTACCTATTGTATATGGTAAACAAATGATTGGTGGTATCGAAACTTCTCACAAAGTTAGTAACTCTTATTTAGCAGGTGATGAATCTCTAGCCGATAAAGTTCTTTTTGAAACCCTAGGGTCTAGCGGAACTGGTTCTAAAAACGAATTTTTACACGTACAATATGCCTTATGTCATGAAGGTATAGAAGGTGTACAATGGATTAAAGTTAATGGTGTAGACTATAACGAAGAAAACTCTAAGTTTGATCATCGTTTTAGAATTTATAACAACGGAGGTACTGCTGATCCTGCTGCTACTGCTAATGGATTTCCTTCAACAAATACTTTTACTGGAACAGCTAACGTATCCGCAACCTACAAACTTAATAGAGATGACTATAACTATGCAGGAGTTCCTTCTGTTCAATTCTTAGTCAAGGGTCGCAAGATTAAAACTATTGTAAGAAGTGGCGCAGGAACTGACTTAAGCCCCTATTCTTATGCATTAAGCAGCACAAGCAGTTACAGTAATAACCCCGCCTATTGTTTGTTAGACTATTTAATGAGCGCTAATTTCGGTAGAGGATTACCAGAAAGTGAAATTGACTTAGAGTCATTTTATAATGCTGCAAAGGTGTGTGATACCATTGTAATGACACAAGCCCTTGTTGGTGGCCAAGTAAACGGATATAAGACAATACATACTGTTGCAGACTTTTCTTCTTTGCCTGGAGATTTAGAAGATAAAACTTATGAAAATGAAATTTGGCAAACAGAAGACAACGACAAGTTTTACCAATGGCAGAGAACTAGCTGGCAAGAAACAGCCTTCTCTGAGCGTAGAGATATACCTTTATATGAATGCAACATGACTGTAAACCCTGAAGGATCTATTCGCAATAATATAGAAGAGATTCTTTACACAATGGGTTTAGCCGAGTTAAGCTGGACGACTTCTGGTAAGTATAAATTGTCTTTAGAATACCCTACGGATCAGGCTGCAACAGAAGCTTTGGTTAACGTTAATCATGTGTTTAATGAAGACAATATTATTAAGGATGCAGTCAAACTTGCTTACTCTGATGCCTCAAATAGGTTTAATCAGGCTACGGTTAGCTTCTTAAATGAACATGAAGACTTTAAAGAAGATAGTATTTCCTGGCCACCCCTATTTAGTTCAGTTTATAACACCTATATAGCAGAAGACGGCAATCAACCCCTTAAGTCTTCTATCGCTTCGAGCGGAGTTACAGACCCTTATCATGCGCAAGCTCTTTGTGAACAACTAGTTAGGCGTTCAAGAGAAATATTGTCTGTTTCTTTTAGAGTGGATAAGTCAGGATTAACAGTAGAACCTGGGGACTTCATAAAAGTTACTATTCCTCAAAATAATTTAAATAATCAAATCGTAAGAGTAGAAGAGGTACAAGTAAACTCTGACTTAACGGTTAAGATTTCTGGTTATACCTTTGATCATACTATGTTAGCTTGGAATGTAGCAGATGATATTGCGTATGCCGTCCAGCCTACTTACGACTTTACTGTAGATTCACCTACTAATTTTGTTTTTACTAGAGGTTCTATTAACAACGATAATAAACAAGTTGTAGCCACTCTTTCTTGGACAGACAATAACAATGGTAGCTCTTTTTCTTATGATGTTTATTATAGGGTAAATGGACAACCTGATTATATATTTTTAGCGAACACTAAATATAATCAATTAGAATTGTTTAATTTTGAAGGACTAGCTAATAATAGCAGTTTTGACTTTAAAGTTGTTGCTAAATCCCCTTTAGGGCAAAGTAGTGCACCCTTAGAAATTACTAATCAACTTGTACCTAGAGCTCCTAATGAGATTAATGCTCTTAATATCACCGAAGAACAATACTTAACAAACAACGCTTCTGGTTTAAAGAATCGTCTAAATTTATCTTGGGATCCAGATAATACTGGTGTTTTAGCTTACTATTATTTAGTAGAATACAAGGCCAACAGCGAGACTACATACCAAATAGTTGGGACAACAAATAACCCTGAAATATCAATAGCCGATGTAAAGGCGGGATTATTTGATTTTAAAGTTACTCCTTATAGTATATACAATTATGCAGGTGAAACTTTAAATACGCAACAAAATATTGTTGGTTTTTCAGCTAATCCTGCTGATCCTACAGGTTTTACAGGCAATATTAATGAAGGTCAAATTAACTTAACCTGGAACGAACCAACAGACCTTGATGTCTTGTACGGTGGACATTCTGAAATAAGATTTCATCCAGCTACAGATGGTAGTGCTACTTGGGACTCTTCCTCCACTATTGTAGAATCTCTTACGGGAAATACTACTAACAAAACGGTACCTACTTTAAGAGGAACTTTCCTTATAAGATTCTATGATGCCTTTGGCAATATTTCTGTAAATGCTGCACAATTTGTAAGTACATTTGTTGATGAGTCCTTTAATTTTATTAGCACTGTCGATGAAGCTGCAAGTAATTTTTCCGGTACTAAGACTAATTGTTCTTATGTTTCAAGTACAAGTAGTCTTGATTTAAATTCTGGACAAAGCTCAATGACTTACGAGTTTAATTCTGTAATTGACTTAAACGAAATTGTAACTGTAAGGCTTGTGCCAGACATTAAGGCAGTAGTTACAAACGCTGGTGTTAATGTTGCTGATTACGTAAATGTAGGTTTAGAACCAAGATTTACTGGGCCTTTGGCAGATGCTAATGTAAAGCTATATGTTGCAACAACCGAAGATGATCCTAGTGGCAATCCGACTTGGAGTGATTTTAAGTTCTTACTTATAAGTAGTTTCAAGGCAAGAGGCCTTAAATTTAAATTAGAGGTTGAAGCAAAAGATACTAACGTTGCAGTTTCTATTACTGATCTGGGTGTATCTCTTGACAAGAAAGATGTCATAAAGACAGGAACTAGTACAAGCAGCACTTCTGCCGACACCACTGTTACCTTCCCTACTGCCTTTTACGCTGGACTTAGTGGGACAACACCCCCTAGAGTCGGTATACAATCAATTGGAGGGGTGGCAGGAGATCAAATATTAATTGTTTCTAGAGATAATACTGGCTTTGTATATTCTGTTTATAACAGCGGCTCACGGGTCCAAAGAACAATAGATTACCAAGCAATTGGTCAATAAAGGAGAAAATTATGTCAACAGCAAGTTTAGTTATTGACGCCAACCAAAGTGGCCTTGCTTATACAGCCGATTTAAATTCAGGACTCGCTGCAATTAACACTTGCCACTCAGGAGCAAGCGCCCCTACAACGCAGGTTGCAGCAGGGAAACTCTGGCTAGATACAGGCGGAACAAATCCTGTTTTAAAGATCTATCGTAGCGGCTGGAAATCACTTTTTACATTAAATGCTACAAATATCTCTACTAGCGTAAACGCCTTAACAACGGCTACAGCTAGTGTAACTAGCACTTCTACGTTTACAGGTTTAATTACTGCAAACGGAGGCATCAAAGCTAGTAGCATCAGTACAACGTCTGAGGATATCACTCTAGATAGCGCTGGAGATATCATTTTAGATAGCGCTGGAGAAATATACCTCAAACCTACTACCGATGATGTTTATATGCAAGGTGTCACTGTAAATGAACAACTTCGTTTTAATTTAGGCACTAACGAACAGGCCATTAGCTCGTCTGACGCTTTATTGCTTGCATCGAATAACAATAACCCTATCTCTATTGGGTCTGCTTCAGGAACGATTAAGCTTTTAGACGGCTCTTCTGAAAGAGGTCATCTTGATGTTAACGCCACTGATACAATTAAACTATACACTGGCAGTGCGGCGGGTACTCTTAACTCCACATGGTCGGGTGATGACTTAACGGTTCAAGGTGATGTTAATTCAGTATCCGATGTTCGTACAAAAGAAAACATTGAGTCTGTTAAGAATTCTTTAGAC